GTTTTCAAGAACTTGTCCTTGGGTATGCTGGCCGACTTCAGCCACTCCCGCATTTCACCCCACATCTGCGCCCTCATATTGCCGTACATGATCGGGTTTTTCGCTTTGTTGCCAAAGTTGACGCCCTTGATCTTGTACCGCTGCTCCTTTAGCCTGTCCACGATGCCAGCGCCTAGCCCGCCTTCGTCGATGACGACCAAGGCTGGCTTGTACTCCTCGATCACGTCGATCACATGGCCCACCACCGTCATGGTGTCGTCGCCCTTGTACCGCTTGATCGTCACGATGTCCCTGCCCTGCCGGATGGCGATCACCGTCGAGTCAGCGCCGAACCGCGCCGGGTCTACACCGACGATGAGGGGGGCTGACGCATCATGGTACTTCTCTCTTGCCATCGCTTCGTCCACCAGACTGCTGCCAATGAACTGGTCGTCGCTGGCGTTAGGGAACGACCCGTACACCTCAACGTGCGCCTGGTACGAGTCTGCGCCGTACTCCGCGATGATCTGCTCGTAGACCGCTTTGTCCGTACCCTCGACCGTGCGCGCGTCTACTTGCTTGCCGTGCCAGAACTCTCGTTTGCTGTTGAAGGCTTCGTAGAAGTACCCCGTGTTGCGGCGCGGGTTGCTGAACGCCAGCCAGAACCTGTTGGGCGTGTTCTCCGTAAAGAAGCCACCCGTCACCGCCCAGATCGACTCCTCAATACCTGAGGCTTCGTCGAAGATCACCATCACGCCGTCGTAGTTGTGTACGCCCGCGTAGGCGTCAGGATTCTCTGCCGACCAGAGCCGACCCTCGACGCCCCAGTACCGCGTGCCTTTCTTTAGGTCACGCTCGACCAATTCAGTCAGCCATTTGGCTGGCATCAGTCTGGTGGCGCTGACCTCAAACCAATGGCTGTTGATTGACATTGCCAGCCACTTGGTGATCTCGGCCCAGGTGACGCTTCTTAGCTGTGACTCGGAATTCGCTGAGATGATGGTCGTCGAACCGATCCGCGTGGACAGCATCCAGATCGTCAACCAACTGACTAGGGCCGACTTGCCGATACCGCGCCCTGACGCTACCGCTAGTCTTAGCGTGTCAAAGTCAACCTTACCGTTGTTTTGCCGGATGTGCTCCTTGAGCGCCGACAGCACCTCGCGCTGCCATTTGCGCGGGCCGGTGAAGTGTTCTAGTGGTGTGCCAGCTTTTCCCCACGGGAACACGAACATCACAAACGCTAACGGATCATTCGATAACGCGGGCGTCCACAACCTCGCCATTAAGGCTTGTTCGTCCGTCGCTGAATAGATCGTCGTCTGCATATTTAATTACTCGCTGTTGTGCTTCTTGAAGCGCGGCGGTGATCGAGATTGTCTGGTTGACTTCGATCTGTTGCTTGGCAACCCAATCGCACTTGTGCTGCAAGATTGTTGTGGCGGCTTTAACGTCGCCAGCCATTGCCGCTTTGTACAGCACCTCGGACAGTTCCATCTCAGCGTCGGCGCGGCCTTTCTGCGCGGCTAGGTTAACCAGCGGGTCTAGTTGGGCGATCTGGTTGAACTCTTGTGGCAGCAGTCCAGCAGATAGCGCCAGCGAGTCGCCTTTGAGGCCGCGCTTTGCAGCAGCGTATATGCGCTCTAACCGCGCCTCGGTGGCCTGTACGCGCCGGGGTTCGTAAGGAAGACTTTGAAAGCTCATAGCGGTGAATATACCAAAAAAATAAAAATTGTTTGCGTGCGCTCCGTAGCCGCTGGCCTTTTGCGTCGGCCCTACCCGGCCCCCTCGCCGCTGTGGGCAGTTTGGGTAGCACCCACCAGCACGCAGCACGCAGCACGCAGCACGCAGCACGCAGCATGATGTAACAAGACGTTACATGTAAGGTTGTGGGCAGTTTGGGTAGCACCCACGCAAGTCGGTAATTGGTTCTGGCTGTCTGGCGTGAGCGCAGCCAGGTTTGTGGGTGCTTTGTGTGGGTGCCGCTCTGACGGGGGTAAATGCCGGAAACCCTATATCTGACAACGACTTAAAGTGTGGGTGCTTTGGGTAGCAGTTTTCCAAGTTGGTGGATGCCGCCAGCGCTCCACATGACGCTCCGTTCCACATTATGAAATATAACTTTCTATTTCAGAAAATACAGACTGCTACCCAAACTACCCACACGGGGCGTAGACAGCCAATTCGCCCCACCCAAACCCCGCCCACCGCGACACCCACCGACACCCACCATCTTCGGGTTTGTCCTAATAGCGTGTTTGTAAAGGATTGTCTTATGCTTGAGGCTCTACTCAACCAAAACCCACAAACCATGAACACCTACATCCTATTCGGTCGCCACGGCGACTTCATCACCACCGCGCCAACCCTGGCCCGCGCGGTGCAAGCTGCAATCCTCGCCCGTGGCGGTGTCGCGCGCGACTGGACAGCGCACAACCTCGCCACTTATCCGGAGCATCTTCGCGCTCGACTGCTGCGCGAGGTGCGCTCATGAGCGGCTTCGAGCTCGCCCCGTTTCTCGTTCCTGTGGCGCTCGTCGCCATCGGTCTCATCGTTCTCATCATCAAAGGTAAAAAATGAAACCCGAAATCACACAAAAAGGCGCTCTCTATTCTTGCGAGTGCAACACCTGCGGCGCGACGCTCTTCACGCATGAGTGGGCGACGTATGACCACAACGGTCGGCGCGATGCCATGGAAAACGGCACGCTGGCGTGCGATGAGTGCTCACGCGGCCGCGCCGACGCGCACGCCGCGCGCTTGTCGATGCCTGGCTACCTCGACTGCACCGACTGGCTGTTCGGTGCTGACCCCGACGCGCTGCGCGCGGAGTTGTTGGAGATGTACGGGGAGGCCGACGCATGAACAAGCCGCATCGTTTTTCCCTGCGTACCAACCCAACCAAAAAGGTCTAACCATGAACAGCACATTACACCTCAACGTCATCAATGACGGCGCGACGTATGCCCGCCGACGCCATCTCGCCTTCGCGTACATCGAAGGCGCGCGAACGTGGGCGGAATATCGTAGCGCCATCCGCGCGCTTTGCGTGACCGCCGCGAACAACGCCCGCGCGATGTTCGGCGACAAGATCACTTCAGCCGACATGAAAGCATGCACCGACCAGGTGGCGGAGTACATGGTCGCCCATGCGTGGGAGTGCATTAACATCAAGCCCGAAACCAAAATTCGCGGCGTGATCCGGCGCTGGCACGATGGTTTCTGTGGGAACAGTTACTTCTCGGCGCGTGTGACCGTCGAATGTACCGACGGGCACGAGCGCTCGTTCTGTGTGCCGTTTCAATATGGATACGGGAATCAGCCCGAATGGGAAATCTTGCGCGAGTGCATCAACCACGGGTTGATCGCGCCGTGTGAGCGTTACCCGTCGGGAGGCATCAAGGATGCCCCGTGGGAGCTGTTCGCCTTCGAGGATCAGGGCTTCATGAAAAAATCGCAACGCTTTGGGGGCTGACCATGCACACACCTGCACCGTGGAAACACTGCGAAACCTACGGCCTAATCAAGTACGGCAAAACAGAGATCGCCGCGCTACATTCCGGCAACATTGCAAACGCGCGGCTCATCGCCGCCGCGCCAGAACTGCTCGCCGCGCTGCAAGCACTTATGGCGCTCGACGTTAAGGGTCACGCGCTGGCCGACAGGTTGCAATTCTCAAACTCAGGCCGCGCATTGCTGAATCAGTGCCGCGCAGCCATCACAAAGGCCACACCATGAACGCCTATCGAGTAAAGCTCAACGACCGGAAAAACACACGCACGATCTGGGCGCCAGACCCTCGCGCAGCCATAGCGGCCGCCGTCGGCGCGCGGTTCTATAGCGCTTACGTTGATAACTGGCGCGGCGACGTAACTGCGTACCACGTCACCATGCGCGCAGGCCGGACGATTCGAGGGTCCACGCCGATCTATCAAGCCCGCGCTATCGTCACCCTGTCCATGGAGACAATCAAATGATTACGCTACAAATCGACGGAACAGAGTTCACCCTGCAACCAGAAAACGCGGAGAACGTGCGCGCGCTGTGCGCCAGCATCAAAGCAAAGGGCAAGGGGCGCAAGTTCAAGCCCGAAGCGGCCGCGAGGAAGATAAATATGACGCGCCAATACCCAGAGCGCGCCACTAGTACCGGCGAATACGTCGCGCGGTATGAGAGCTTGAACGCGCACATTTTCGGTACCTGCGCGCTCACGCGGTGGGCACCGCTGAACTATGAGCCAACGACACACTATGACCCGACGCAGCCAATCTGCGTCGAGGAGGTGTGACGCTGGTGCTAGCGGCGATCATTGCCGCTATAATAGCCCTGCTATTACGTCTTTGATGCCCCGCCTAGGCGGGGCTTTTTTTCGTCTCAACCATAACCCGCAAATCAGACTTAGACACGCCCGCTAGTTCTGGCGCGCGGAAAATATGCTTCTTGGTGCTGTAGTCGCGTGAGTGCAGTCGGCCCATGTCGACCCATCCGGCCTCTTTGAGCGCGTGGAATAGCGCGGCCTGGGGCGGCGTTTTGACATGGGCGGGGAATTGCACCCGGTCTAGGATGGCGTGGAAGGGGCCGCAGATGACCCCCTCGCGGAAGTCGCCGACTCGGTTTCGGATCGCCGACACGAGCGCGGCCTCTGCGGGCGACATGGCAGCGTCGATTAGGATCAGCTTGGCTTCGGTCATAGGTGGCGGCGCAGTCGGGCACCAGGCCGACACGTCATACGTCGTCAGGTAATGGGCCACATAAGCAAACCCGTTCTGGCGCGTGTACCAATTCCAGAGCGCGCCAGCGTCAGCTTCGGGCAGGCGGTCGGCCTCGCACCAGATCACAAACCAGCGGCGATCCTCCGACGGCAAGCTGATGGCGCCCCGTTCATTGGTAAAGGCAACGACAAAAATCCGATTCAGCGCCATGTATGGGTGTAAACCCTTACGGTTAACGGGCAGCAGTTCAGGCGGCGCAGCAATAATCGGCTTGAGGGTGTTTTCTATCGCGCGGCGATCCTTGGCGTCGGCCTGGCGCAACTCGGCAATCTCCATGACTTCACACTCTAAGGCATAGCCCCATTGCGAAGTCAATTCTTCGTTCTTGACCATCGTACAGTTGCTTTTCGTGTCACCGCCAATGGCCCAAAAGAAGGGGGCCATTAGGGTATCTTTGCCTGACCCATGATTGCCGCCTAGCAAGATGGCGTGATTGATCTTGATCGACGGAAACTGCACCTTATGGGCCAGCGCGGCGAGGAAATGCGCGCGCTCCATAGCGTCGGGGATCATCCGCGCGACATGGCGCAGCCAAGGGCCAGCGTCGCCGGGTATCGGCTCGGGGCGATGGTCGCGCCAGCGATTACCGTACACCAGCCCTTCGCGCGTGACTAGGGTGGAGCCTCCAGCGGCATAAGTGACGCCTGACAAGCAATGCGCGCCGTTGGCCTGGCGGTTCTCATCAAAGCAGATCGACGCCTCAACACGCCGGGGCTTGCTGCCATGGATCGACATACAGTTCACATGGCGATAGATGGCGTTGAAAGTCGAGCGGGACACTAGCCGCCGGTCTTCAAGATCGAAGAATGACTCATCGTCTTGGACGTAGGCCCACTTGCCCCACCAATCGGCCTTGTCAATCCGGCCTAGCTCGCGCTGCTCGACTGCCTTAATCGTCGCAGCGGCGGCGTCGGGGAACGCGGGCGTAGGGTTCAGCTTCTCGGCGACACCCTGCATAATGGTGGCGATCAGTTCAGACCGGAACCCGTGAGCGTGCCGGGGGCCACCCTCGGCGGCAACCCAGGCGAGGAACGCCTCTGACCCCCAGTCCTGACAATGCCCGTGGAAGCAGGCAAACGCGCGTGAGGTCGGCAGGTAACGCGCGCCGATCTGGCCGTCCGAGTGCTCGGCGCTGTTCGGGCACTTGACGCCCCACCAGCCCGAGGAATTGCCGTGCTCCAGCACCTCGCCGCGACCAGCCAGCCACTCGACGACATCATCGGGCGCGGCGTCAATGGCGATGGTCTGCACGCTGCCATTGCCGTGGTCGGCGGGCGTTACTTGAAGCGCCTCGCAGATTTCGTCTAGGGTGTATTCGCGCTCGGGGTGGAACTCGGCCAGCCGAGACGCGAAACCGTTCTTGTGGTTGACTGACCCCGGCAGTCGGAAATTTCTGACCGGGTTGATCGCGCCGGGGTCGGTGTAACCAGCAGCGGCGATGGCGAGGATCGCAGCGGCAAACTCATGCTTCGTCGGCTGTTCGCTGAACGTGTAGCCCCACTGGTAGTTACCCTCGCTTGTCTCCATAATCCAAGTCGGGGGCAGCTCAGGCGCGCGGCTCTTGGTTCCAATGTCATCCAGCACCATGACCAAAACGTGCTCGATGTTCGCGCTGCTGGCCGACACATGACCGTCGCGGAAGCGGTCAACGATAAAAGAGCCGGTGTTGCCGTACCAAGCACCGCCTGGCGTGTACTTGCGGGGCAGGAACGCTGGATAGGTGAACGCTTCGCCCTTGGGCTTTTGTTTGACGATCAGGAAAGTCTCGCCTTCGCCAGCGAGTGAACTCAGGTAATCAATCATTTGCCGTAACGCTCCATTGTTTTGACTTCCGCCTTCAGCGGCAAACCCGCCGCCCACGCGGGCGGGGTACACATAATCCGTTCGAGGTCGGGGCAGTCGCCCTCGACGACGATCTCATCGTGAACGTGCAACACCACGTTCGGAAGCTGGCGCAGCGCATGGCGCAGCAAGTCGTTGGCGCACGCCTGCGTGATGTTCTCGCAGGCCAGACCCTTCCACAATCGGGCGCGCGGCCACTCTCTTGCGTCTGCTGCTGGCTTCCATGCGGCCTTCGCATAGGTGATGCCGTCTTCCTCGATCTTGGCAAACGGGTAACAGAGAATACGCCCCGAAGGCAGCGAATACCATAGGTGTTGCCCGTTGAAGCAGTAGGTCACACGGGCGACTTTGATGTGTTCGCCAGGGTTCCGCATGGCGGCGTTGTAGGCCCACTCAAGATCAGACCAGTAACGCACAGCCCACGGGTTCGCCCTGCGCCACGCCTCGACCGTCTGGCGTGCCTCGGCCTCGGTCATCTTGACGTTGTAAGCCCTGCCCATCGCCGCAAAGGCGTTGTGCCCGCCGCCAAAACCACAGTTGTGTACGATCAGCGCGCCAGCGTCAGTCAGGATCGTGAATTGATTCCTTGGGCCGCTGTTCAAAATGTCGAATACGGGCTTCAAGCTCGATAATTCGCTGCTGCATTTCTTGAACACATCGCCTGTTTCGCACGTTTTCTTTGCGAGTGACAAACCGAAGATTGTTTGGTTCGTACCCTTTGTCCACGTTGATGCGATCCAATTCAAGGTAAGGCTGATCCCACCCGTCCAACGTAAGAACGTAACGGAGAAACGCGGCCTTATCGACGCGCCAAGGCTCATACAATGTGATGCCCCTCCCACCGTAGTTCGCGTAGACGCTGTCTTTTGGGTTGTGGCATCTATTCTTGCAAGCCGACAAGCGGTTAAGCAACCGCCGACGATGCGCGTCATCGGGGCAAGCGTCGGCATACTTGAAAAAATCTTTGCGCCAATAGCCAGACGCTGCTTTTGCACAAGTAGGGCATCGTGTAGACGCGCCTTTGAGAAGGTTGTAAATGTAAACAAAATGTGGCGCAGCGCCGCAATCGCATTGAACCTGTGCCATGCGCTGCCGGGATGCGCCATGTTTGCGGATTTCAACGCCCAATAAGGTAAGTTGGCCGAACCGACTCCCAATGCTTGGGTCAACAATCGTTTGTTTGAAACGAGTTGCTTCGCCGGAAGCCAAGTTTGCTGGGTTCTTATCAAATGTTCCGGCGTTACTTCCGCGCCGCACACGTTGATAGTCTGGCGAAGCCCCTTTGAAATCACTCCCTGATGCGTCACCCATGATTGCCCATCCCATAAAAGGTCTGTTGATTGAACCTCCACTATAGCCTTCAGCCCGTTGTTTGTAAACACTTGGGTTTGTGGACCAAAGCAAGCGAGGACGGCGACCTTTCCGATCTGGCGCAGTTCCGGCGTTACACGCCCAAACATTTTCTGGGCTTCGTTGACGTAGATGTCGCCGCCCGACCGGAACACATCCAGCACTTCCTCGCCATTACCTGACAACCAAGGCGTCAGCCGCGCCTCGACGGCGGCCCAATCGGCCACGGTGAACGGGCCACGCATAGCGGGGCGCAACATGGTTTTCAAAACGTCGGTCGTTCTTACGCCGAACTCAGGCACAACCGACCGACCTTCGACGATGGCCGCGCGCACAGCCTCTGGGTCAGCGTGGCACTTGCGCCCGAAGTTGTGGACTTGCAGCCCGTAAGATGACGCGCGGCCTGTCGCGCTGCCGCCATTGAAGACGAACGCGCCGCGCACGCGGTGATCTTCAACGTCGGCCAGATCAGCCATGCGCTGAAACTTCGCCACCGACGACGCCCAGAGGTCGTCGGCTGATTGGATGACCTCGCGCACATCAGAGTCGAGGTCGGTGTTCAACAGGTTCGCGCGCACAGTCTTGTCGATGGACTTCTTGCCCTCGACCATCATCAGCTTCTGGCCTTCTTCGTCAAGCCGGTCGTACACCCACTCGCGCATTTTTGGTGAGCGCACAGTCGGCACAGCGCCGCGCGTCACCTCGACGACGATCTCCTGTATGTCCTTGACCTCTTGCGCGGCGTACCGCACAGCACCGCGCGCCAGCGGTACATCGACCAGCACGCCTCGGTCGTTGATGCGTTCGTTGACGTGGTAATCGAGCAGCTCCTCGTCGGTCAACTGGCGCAGCCCGGTGCTTATGGCGCGCATCGCCCGAACGTCCTGCTCGCAGTAACGGTAAAGTTCAGGTAGAAGTGTTTGGTTATAGGGCGGGACGCAGCATTGCCGCACCAGGTGCGCGCCTCGGTGATCCTTCCGCATCGACGCGCCATAAAATCTGCCAACGTCTTCCAGCGAACCAGGCGCGCAGTTCGCCCTAGCCTGCGCGGCGGTGCAGTAAAACTGTTCGAGTTTGAAATTGACCTGTAGGACGTACCAGAAGATCAGCCGCTCGAAGGCCGCGTTATGTGC